CACAATCTACAATTAATAAGGAAATAAAAAATGGCAATTCAAACCGCAGCAGGTGCAGCTATTGCGATCTCTACTACCGCTTTTTCGGGAACAATCGATGCAGCAGGTTTTGGCGCAAAAACTTACACCACAATCGCAGAAGTTACAACAATTCCATCTTTCGGTAAAACATATAACGTCATCAATCATAATCCATTGGCTACTCGTTATACCAAAAAATTGAAAGGTAGTTATAACAATGGCAGTGTTACTTTGGAATACGCTTTGGATACAGCAGATGCAGGTCAAGCATTGTTGTTTGCAGCAGTTAATAGCGATAGCTCTTATGCTTATCGTGTAACAATGCAGAATGGCACTTTGTACTACTTTTCTGCTCAAGCAACTTCTTCTCCAATTGAAGTTGGTTCTGTAGACAGTATTGTAAAAGGTTCTACTGTCCTCGAACTGGATTCGGACGTAGTTAAGGTGTAGTATTTTTACAACACTATTATGACGCTTAAATACACAACCGAAGAAATTATACGAAAGTTCAAAGACCTTCATGGTGACAAGTATGATTACTCTAAAGTTGTGTATTCTGGAACAATGGTAAAGGTTACTATAATTTGTAAAGAACATGGTGACTTTTACCAAGCTCCTAATACACATCTTAGTGGTAAAGGGTGTATGACTTGTGCAGCAAATAAAAGAGGGAAGACTAAACGTAGCAATACAAAAGATTTTGTAGAAAAAGCCTCTAAAATACACAATAATAAATTTGATTATTCTAGAGTGAAATACACTACGAACTTTAAGAAAATTGAAGTTATTTGCCCTATACATGGATTGTTTACTGCATTACCTAGTAATCACTTGGCAGGGAGAGATTGCAATAAATGTGCAATAGAAGTAAGAAATGCATCAAAACGAAGTAATACAGAAGAATTTCTAGTTAAATGTAAAGCAGTGTGGCAAGACCGATATGACTTATCTAAAGTTGTTTACGGTAAGAATAACATGCAAGATGTAGAAATTATTTGTAGAATACACGGAAGTTTCTTTACTAGACCTGCTAATTTCTTAGATGGAAAAGGGTGTCCTTCTTGTGCTAAGACAGGATTTACTCCTCATAATCCAGCTTGGGTTTATATTCTGGCTTCTGAGTCAGGAATGGTTAAAGTAGGTATTACAAACAATGTTAAGAATAGACTTAGAGTTATCAACAAAGATTCTGGTGCGACTTTCAAAGTGTATTCTAAATACTATTTTGGACATGGTGATGATGCTTATGATGTAGAACAACAAGTGCTACAAGAATTAAGAAGTAAATATGAAACAGTGCCGTATGATTTTTCAGGATCTACAGAATGTTTCTATGATGTATCAAAAGAAGAAGTCGAAAGACTTGTAGTATCAAAATTAACAAATGTATAATTCTCACAAACTATAAAGGATTTTAAAATGGCAATTAAATTATCAAACATTGTAAAAGCAAAAACTACAGCAGTTCCAGTTGAAATCAAACATCCGCTTACTGGTGAAGTATTGATGGATGAAGCATCTGGTGAAAAAGTAATTGCTTGGGTATATGGTCGTGCATCTAAACAATATCAAGATTTTCAAGACAAAAACTTGCAAGAAGTTTTGACAAAACGTAAATCTGGTCGAAACATTGATCCGATCAAGGAAATGACAGTTAGTAAAGTTCGTGAGTCTGAGTTGGACTTCCCTGTTGCAATGACTGAAAAAATTACTGGTTTGGAAACAGATGATGGTGAAAAGTTTGACAATCCAGAGATGATTCGTGCTTTGTACGAAGACCAACAAGCTTATTACATTTTGGAGCAAGTACAAGCTGCATTGAATGATGACGCAAATTTTATGTAACCTTGCGCGATGAACTCCTACTCTTTGCGCGTCAACTTGGATGGTATCACTGTGTACCAGAAAAAGAAAAAATGAGTAGGAGTGAAAAACTCTTAGAACGAAATCATGCACTAGAACTCACGTTGCCTCCTGTACAACTAGAGTATCTAGTGCATTTGTTTTATGAGGTTGGACTTTGTGAGCAAGGGTTTAATGGCGCTATCAGATTAAGTTGGAGTGAAGTTGCAGCTTGGTTATTGACTACAGGCAGAAGATTAAATCATTGGGAAGTCACTACTCTTGTAGATATGAGTAATGAGTATGTGCGAGAAAGAAACTCTACTGAAGGATTTAGACCTATCCCGTATGGTGATGTGAAGGTAGATAAAGTAAAAGAAGCTAAACAGCTTGAAGACTTCTTTGAAATGATGATTAATAGAAAAGAAGTGTTGGAAGAAATCGAAGAGGAATAAATTATGGCTATAACACAGAGTCAACTGTCTATCATTGTTGAATCGAAGGGTATTGAGGCGGCTGCTAAAAGTTTAAAAGACTTAGCGGCTGCGGGTGCTTCAGCCGATAAAGAAGTATTAGCATTGGCAATAACACATGCTAAAGCGGCTGCTGAACAAGCTAAAGCTGAAGCTGCCAATGCAAAAGCTACAAAAACATTAGAACGTAATACAGCAGCTAATGCTGCTTCTGAAGCCGCTGAACAACGAAGAATACAAGCATTAGGTAGAGCACAAGCACAAGCTATTGCTGAAGATGCTCGGAGAACAGCATCTATTGAGGCTAGGATTCGTAGAGAAGAAGAGGCTGCTGCAAGGGCAGAGGCAACTGCTCAAAGACAGATTCAGGCATATGGCAGAATGCAAGATCAAGCCAACAGAATGAATGATGCTCTTGATAAAAAAGGAAAAGCATTTGAAGAAGCTAGTAAAAGAGGTAATGTCTATGTGAACACTTTACGTTCAATGGCAACTGCCGCTTCTGCTTATCTTGGTGTAAATTTTGTTAGAGGTATTATTGCAGAAGCAGATGCTTGGTCTATGGCTCAATCCAAGCTAAAAATAACTCTCGGAGACATGGAATTAGCAAAACAGGCTCAAGAAAATTTATATCAAACAGCCCAAAAACTAAGAGTTCCTTTGGAAGATGTTACAAAATTATTCACTCGCATGTATCCTCCATTACAAAAAATGGGATATAGTATGAGTGATACAAACAAAACTGTGGAGTCTTTTAGCATGGCTTTGAGATTGGCTGGCGCAACTGGTCAAGAAGCTTCTAGTGCAATGTTACAATTTTCTCAATCTATTAATGCTGGTCGTTTAAATGGTGGGGAATTTAACTCTGTTTATGAAGCTGCACCTAATGTGATGAGAGCTATTGAAGTTGAATTAGTAAGATCTGGCAAAGCTGCTGATGTGTATTCTATTAATTTGAAAAAACTTGCAAGTGAAGGAAAGCTAACTACAGATGTTTTAGTTAAGTCCCTATTGAATGCTTCTGCAAAATGGAGAGAAGATTTTGCAAATCTTCCGTTAACAGTAGATGGAGCTTTAACAAGAATTAAAAATGCTTGGGAAAAAGCGATTGGACAAGTTGGACAAGACACAGGTTTTACAAAAAGAATTTCTGAAGCATTGACGAAACTTGAAGAAGCTCTGCCTGATATTGCAAAAGCCATTGGTAATACTTTCGCATTTTTAGTAGAAAATGCAAAAACTTTGACAACTGTTTTCACATCTCTAGTTGCACTCGGCACAGTAAAATGGTTGGCTGAGTCGGCAGTAGCTTTTAAATCTTTAGCATCAGAAATAGGACTTACTAATGTAGTTCTTCAAGCATTTGCTGCTCACCCTGTAGTAAGAATAGTTCTTGGTATTGCATCTGTAGTTGGTGTAGCTGGTGTAGCTGCATATAAATTATATAAAGATGCTACTGAGGGAGCTACGGTTGCCAATGAGAATTTGACTAAGACTGCACCTGAGTTAATTCAATCTATCGAAGCTCAATATCAAGCTGCTTTAAAACAATATAAAGTTCTTTATGGTATAGCAGAGTTAGAAGATAAAAGATCTGGAAAAGGTGGTGTTCAACACATTCAAGACGCTACTGAATTAGAGCAAATGATGGATAAGATTCAGAGAAAGACTGAAGATTATAACATTGCCAGAAAGAATGGTTCTGAAGTAGGAATGAAACAAGCTCAAGCTGAACTCATATATTTGAGTACAGAATACGGTAAGATGAAGGATAAACTTGATGTTACAGAACAACTCAATAAAGCAAATGCTGCTCAGGGTAAGCTTAAAAGCGATCAAAAAGCTTTTGATGAACTATTTTTGAAATATGGACAAACAGAAAGTGAACAGCGTAAACAAAAAATAAAAGAGTTAGATGAAGTAGCTAAGAGAGATGGTGTTCTTATTATGGACGCCAAGAAGTATAATCAAATTCTTGAAGGTATCAACGAGAAGTTTAAAGATAAACCTAAAGAAGATCCTTTTAAACCTATGAAAGAGTCTCTGGAGAAAAGTAAAACTTTGACCGAAGAGTGGGTTCAGAAACTAGACCAATTAAAACAATACGGTGTTGATGATAAACGTCTTGAAGCTCAAAAACGTTTAAATGAGCTTGAAAGAGAAGCTATTTCAATTACAAATAGCACAGAAAAAGCTTTAAACGAGAAAGAGCAAGCTGATGTAAAGAGACGGTTAAACATCCAACAACAATATGAGCTTGAAAAGAAACTCCAAGAAGCTTGGAAAGAACGTCTATCTAATAGTGATAAAGA